TATGTCACAGTTGTCGGCAGAGGCAGAGGGTAAGGTCAATGCCAGCATGTCAATGCTTGAAGGATCGAAAACAGGTAAGGCATCTGAAGCTGACCTCTTGATATGTATCACTAACAACCCCACGTTTGATGGACAAGAGGAGGAAGATTGGACTAGGCACTGGTGTATCGTTAAGAATAAACTCACTGGTCGTCATGGTAAAGTTACGACAGTACTTAACCCGTTAACAGCGAGGTACGAAGCGTAATGAAACTAACTATTGACATAGAGAACACAGCATGTCGTTCCCCAGAGGGAAAGCTTATGCTGGACCCTTTCACTGAGGGTAACGAGTTAGTGCTTGTGTGTGCTAAGACAGACGCTGGTGTTGAGCATCACTTCTGGTTTAACCACAAAGAAGTAGAGTATAGCAACGATGCCCATGTTGCCTTACAAGAGTTACTATCGGAGGCTACTATACTTATATGTCACAATGCACAGCATGAATTGATCTGGCTGTGGGAGTGTGGCTTCGAGTATGATGGTCCAGTCTTTGATACACTACTGGTAGAGTATGTACTGCAACGGTCAGTGAAGCAGCCGTTGTCTCTTGACGCAGTAGCTGAGAGGTATGAGCTAGATAATCAGAAGCTTGGTACACTGTCAGAGTATCTTAAGAAAGGTATTACTGTTGACTCAATACCTAAAGATGAACTGCTTGAGTATTGCTTACAGGATGTACGTAGTACCCAAGAACTATCTAATGAACTACGTAAGAAGATGTTCAAGGAAACGTACAGTCCTCTGCATCCTATAATAGACTTGACTAATGATATGTGTGTGCTGCTTGCTCGTGTGTATCAACGAGGCTTTAAGGTTAGCCTTGATGTACTGGAGGATGTTCGTAAGGAGTTTACTGAAGAGCGTGCTGTGTTAGTAGCTTCTCTTGAAGAGCAGGTACACAAGCTTATGGGCGATACACCTATCAACCTATCTTCTCCAGAACAATTGAGTAGGGTGATCTACAGTCGTAAGCCTAAAGACAAGTCCACATGGGCATCTCTCTTTCCTATGTACACTAAGAAGAAAGAGTTCTATTCTATTGTAGAGAACAACAGTGATATTATCTACAAGACTCAAGTCTTCCAGTGTACTGTATGTCAGGGTAAGGGTTACTCATTCCCTAGAAAGAAAGATGGTAGCAAGGGTAAGGCCAAGCGTCGTTGCCTTAACTGTGACACAGCAGGTGTAGTCTTTGTACCTAACACCAAAGTGGCTGGGTTAAAGTTCAGTGTCGGTGCTAATTCTTTCATTGCTGCTCATGGCTTTAAGACAGACAAACGAACCTTAGAGTTCCTTGAAAAGGTTGCTATCAGTAACAACATGGAAAGTGCTAGGGACTTCTTGTTCAAGGTACGTAGGCTATCAGCACTAGACACGTACCTATCTGCTTTCGTAGATGGCATACAAACCTTTACTAAAGCAGATGGTAGGCTTCACGTTCGTATGACACAGCATCGGACTAGTACTGGTAGGTTGGCATCTGACTCACCTAACCTACACAATATGCCACGAGGCAACACGTTTCCTATCAAGAAAGTGTTTACTTCTCGTTGGGATAATGGTACAGTACTTGAGGCTGACTTTGCTCAGTTGGAGTTTAGAGTTGCAGCAGAGTTAAGCAAAGACAAACTTGCTATAGAAGAAATACAGACAGGCTTTGATGTGCATAGTTATACTGCGTCTATCATTACTGAGGCTGGTCAGACTATTACTAGGCAACAGGCTAAGGAACATACCTTCGCTCCTTTGTTTGGTGCTACAGGCTTTGGGCGTACACCTTCTGAAGCTTCCTACTACGAAAACTTTCTAGTTAAATACAAGGGTATTGCATCATGGCATCGTGATCTAGCTAATGAGGTGATGACACATGGTTACGTAACAACACCTTCGGGTAGACAGTTTGAGTTTCCTAACACAAGACGGCTACCCTCTGGTAAGATTACAAACTTTACAATGGTTAAAAATTATCCTGTGCAATCATTTGCCGCAGACATTGTTCAGACTACGCTACTCTTGCTAGAAAGAAATATGCGGTTGAAAAACCTCAAGAGTATTCTAGTCAACAGTGTACACGATAGTGCTGTCATTGATGTGTACCCTAACGAGCAAGCTACTGTAGTTAAGACGGTAGAGGAAACTATTGAGCAGTTACCTTCAACAATCTTTGCTAGGTTTAATGTGGCACTGGATGTTCCTCTTGTACTAGAACCTAAGTCAGGAAAAAACTGGATGATTATGGAAGATATAGCTTGATAATTGTGAGAATATAAGTATACTGGTATTTCTTTTACACATGGAGAATTAAATGAATAACATCGTAACACTAGACACAACTAATAACTTCGACAGCATGGCAGAAGCTATGGGCATTGCTGTACAATCTTCTGCTGCTGCTGAATCTAGCAACTCTTCACTGGCTCGACTGCGTATCTGGCATCAGTCCATCATGGGTACTGAGCAGGTCAAGGGTAAGTCACGACAGGTTGAGGTAGTGCCGGGAGGTACCTACCGCTTGCAAGATTCTAATGGAGACTTTAGCTACGCAGATAAGATATCTTTCAAACCTTTCCTTCAGCAGTTTTTCTACAGTCGGTATGTGCCTTACGTTAAGCCTGACGATCAAGGACGTAAGGGACGGTTCGTAAAGTCTGTCATGGTTGGGCAGTCACAGTTTGGCCGTGATGATCTGATTGATACTGATGGCAAGGTAAACTGTGGTCGTCCTGCTGGATACATTAAGAACTGGGGTGACCTACCTGAAGCACAACAGAAACTGTTCATGTCAGTTAAACGAGTACGTGCTTTGTTTGGTCTGGTTACAATGCACGATGCGGTAGACAATACTGGTGAGCCTGTCTCATCTGAGGAGGGTATCCCTGTCATCTGGGAGATTGATAACAAGGATGCGTTCAAGACTATCGGACAGGTCATTGATAAGTTTGCAAGCAATCGTCGGTTGCTACCTCAACACAGCATTGAACTAACTACTACAGGTGAAGCAATGGCTAATGGCAACATGATCTACAAGCCTGTTACTAAGGTAGACTTTACTTCTACTCTTCCACTTGCAGAAGAAGAGAAGGAGTTGTTTGCTAACTTCAAGCTATGGGTACAGAACATTAACCAAGGTATCAAGAAGACCTATGATCTAAAGTCTACTACTGATATGTCTCTAGAAGATGAAGATACTGTTAACAGTTTCATTGATGTCACTAACGCAACTGACGTTGCTTAGTTTATCATGGAGCATGTAGCAGAACTAGCAGTACATAGTTATCTAGAACAGGTAACTACCAATAAGAAAACTATGTCTGAGGAAAACATTCGTAAGATTGCTGATGACGTAGCTAAATCTTTGCGGCGGCAGTTCTGTGAACGGCGTGGTGGTACGGGGGGTTTTACCCTCCGTGCTTCCAACCTAGGTAGACCTGCTTGTCAGTTGTGGTATCAGAAGAACCACCCAGAGAAAGAAGAACCCTTACACACCACCTTCCTAGTGCGTATGGTCTTTGGTGATATGGTAGAGGCTTTGTTCAAAGGTCTTCTAAGAGAGGCTAATGTTACTTACAAAGACTCTAAGCGTATCCAAGCTAAGATAGGTACAACAGATATCTCTGGCGAGTACGACTTAATTGTTGACGGTGCAGTAGACGACATTAAATCTACTAGCCCGTGGTCATACAACAACAAGTTCACAGACGGTAAGAACCTTGAGAAGGATGATCCCTTTGGTTATGTAGGGCAGCTTGCTGTGTACAGTACTGGTGCTAACGTACCTGCTGGTGGCTGGTGGGTTATCAATCAAGCCAGTGGTCAGTTCAAGTATGTAGCTTACGAGAGTGATACCAAAGAGGTTGTAAAGAAACTGGCTGCTACGGCAGACAAGGTTAACAATAACATCTTTGAGCGTTGCTTTAAGCCTGAAGCAGAAACATTCAGGAGCAAGCTAACTGGTAATCATAAGCTGATTAGGCAGTGTTCCTTCTGCTCTTTCAAACATGACTGTTGGAAGGGTGCCCTATCAGAGGAGCCTTCAAGGGTATCCGCTGCTAAGAATCCTCCTATTGTATTTTACGTTGACATGGAGAAAGTTAATGATCGAAGTTAAAATCTCTAACGATATGAGGAACACAGCCCATGAAATGTCAGAAGAGATGGGTATACTTCGACGTAGTATTACTAGAGGACAAGGTAATGTGTTTGGTTTTCTTGGTGAGCTAATATCCTTAGAAGTTCTAGGTGGCATACATCAAAACACTATGGACTATGACATCCTTGTTGATGGTCAGAAGATAGATGTTAAGACTAAGAAAACTACTGTGAAGCCTAAGCCTCACTACGACTGTAGTGTAGCTGATGTAACACGCAAACAAAACTGTGACTACTACGCATTTGTACGTGTGTTAATGGATCAAAGTATTGGTTGGTTCTTAGGAGTAAGATCATCAAAAGAATACTTTGAGAATGCTTCTTACATAGCTAAGGGTGACTTCGATACCCGTAACTCCTTTACTGCTAAGGCAAACTGTTACAACATGGCAATCTCTGCGTTAGATTCAGAGCTTCCTCTTTCCTTTAGAACAAAGACAGTACTACATGAGGGGTAAGAGTAAGCTTGTCTTAGCAGCAAGGAAGAAGGGCTTTCGTAGTGTTATCGAACATAAGATAGCACGGCAGATTGAACTAGAAGGTAACACTGTTAGGTACGAAACCATTAAGATAGAATGGGTAGACTACGCAGTAAGAACATACACCCCTGACTTTATACTAGACAATGGTATTATCATAGAGGTTAAGGGCAGGTGGGTAGCTCATGATAGAAAGAAACATCTTGAAATAAGAAAGCAACATCCTCATCTAGATATTCGTATAGTTTTTGAGAACCAGAACAATAAGCTTTACAAAAACTCTAAAACATCGTATGCTCTATGGTGCGTAAGAAAAGATATTGTATATTCTAATCGTGTCATACCTCAATCATGGCTAAAGGAATCCGGCCAACCATTACCTCCTACAAGAACAAAAGTAATTGGGCAGTTAATCAAATAGGAATATCATATGAAACATCCAAACCTCTCAGATAATAGTTACGCAGTTATTTTAACTCCTACAGAAGATGATGCAGGTGTATGGACAGGTGAAGTAACTGTGGCTATATCTTTATCTCAAGATAACACGCTTGAAGAATCAGATAAGCGTGAGCTTGAAATGCTGTGTGAGTACATGACTTCAGTTCTTCCTGCTATAGAAGATGATGAAGAGGTTAGAGAACTACTTAGTAGCTATGTAGGTGAAGCTATATCTCGCCTACCTGAGAGCAGCCTCGAAAGTGATCAACAAGTATTTAACTTTGCTTCACTTACAAAAGGTAATGCCTAAGATGTTGCGCGCTAGAGTTGCCATCATATTAGACATAGATAAAGAAGAGTTTCCTATGCCAGTAGATGGCAACCCTAGCGAAGAACTTGAAGACGCTCTTCAGGAAGTGCTAGATGAAGTCTATGGTACTCGTGTAGTTGGTATGAAAGTTAATATAAAGGGAGAGTAATATGGACACTAGCAATCAATCTATGACTGCCTATCAGCAGTACATCCATACATCGAGGTATGCTCGTTGGTTGGAAGAAGAAGGGCGTCGAGAAACGTGGCAAGAAACTGTAGGTAGATACTTTAACCACATGGAAAAGGAACTACTTCGTAACAATAACTTTGTTATGGATGCAGCAGTTCGTACTGAACTAGAAGATGCTGTACTAAACCTAAAGGTTATGCCTTCAATGCGTTTGCTAATGACCTCTGGTCCAGCAGTGGAACAGTGTAACGTAGCAGCGTACAACTGTGCCTATGTTCCTATTGACAGCCCAAGAGCATTCGATGAGGTGTTGTACATCCTTATGAATGGTACGGGTGTAGGCTTCTCTGTTGAGCGTGAGTGCATCACTAAGCTTCCAGAGGTAGCGGAACACTTCGAGGACAGCACAATAGTAGTCAAGGTTAAGGACAGTAAGTCTGGTTGGGCAAGGGCATTTAAGGAGTTGATCTCCTTGCTATACTCTGGGCAAATCCCAACGTGGGACATGTCTCTTGTACGCCCTGCTGGCGCACGACTAAAGACCTTTGGGGGACGGGCCTCTGGCCCAGAGCCACTAAATGATCTGTTCCGATTTGCAGTTAACATGTTTACTAAAGCGGCTGGACGGCGATTAAGCAGCATAGAGTGTCACGATCTTGTTTGTAAGACGGCACAAGTAGTAGTAGTAGGCGGTGTGCGCCGTTCAGCCCTTATCTCTCTCAGCAACCTCAGTGATGATCTGTTGCGAGCATCCAAGTCTGGTGACTGGTGGCACAACCACAGCTATCGGTCCTACGCTAACAACTCTGCTGTGTATAAGTCTGTGCCTGACATGAACGTGTTTATGAAGGAGTGGCACTCACTGTACGAGAGCCGGTCAGGTGAGAGGGGCATGTTCAGTCGTGCTGCTGCCAAGAAGCAGGTTGCTGTCAATGGTAGGCGTGATCCAGAGTTTGAGTTTGGTACGAACCCCTGTTGTGAGATTATCCTACGACCCAACCAGTTCTGTAATCTTACAGAGG